GACATTGGCTACAACGTTGCCTTTTAAGTAATCAATAATATAACCAGTAAAGGTCAGGCCCGCGATATTAGCGGCTTTTTGATCCTGATTCTTGAATTTAATGGTTATGGGATTGTCTGCTCCACGGTAGATTTCAATTGGTCTTTGATACACGACACGGTTCCTCGTTGTTATAGCGGTGTTGCCATAGTCCAAAATCTGAACGGTGAAAGTATTTGAATATAAATAACTTGTGATTAATGGCAATTTTGCTTGATCCTTTAGTATATTTATCGCGATTCATATGGAAGACAGTTACAAGAAACTCCTAGATCAATACCCTTTTATCAGCTACATCACCTACGGCGGTAATGATTATATAGGAATCATACAGAATTCAGACGAAATCATCACCACTATCTATGACTATGCGGCTCTGCGCACTCTAGCACAAAAGAGTTTGTTTTTAGAGCTAGCAGATCAATGGTGGTGGGAAAGCAATAGGCTAGTGCCTATCAATGTATTTTTAAAGCAGGATTGGGTGGAATTCCGAGTTTGTTTGAAAACATTCAACAGCAAAGATGTAGAGATCAAACACGGACCTTATGTAAGCCTAAAAGAAATATCAAATAAACGTAGTAAAAGGCGTAGTATTACACTGGTTCGCAAAGTAGGTTAAGATTTACCACAACCAGAGTCGCATAAGCTACAGCATGCGCCTTTTTAAAACTATATTCACCCTCAACCTTATCCCACACTGTATCTGCAACTTCCTTCCAAGTTTTGCCAACTAGATGTCGTTTACCTGGACGTATTACTGCTAGAAACATAGCCAAGCGTGGAATAGTATCCACAGGCTCTGGCATTTTAAGCAAGGTATCATAATGATTGTTGATATGAATTAGTTGGGAGCAAATCGCAGGATCATATAGCTTAGTCCAGTCTGGTTCCTGCATGAGTGTAATCAAATGCGCTTCATCTCTGACTTGTTTATACACATGGACGTTTAATAAGTCTAGTTTCATATAGCCACGATCTTCTGCGGCATTATAATCTAAGCTGGCAGATCCTGTGAATGGATCTACGGGTATGTCTGTAGCATAAACACCAGTGTTATGACGAGTCAACTTACCATCTCTGATAATGCTTGCTGGTGTGACGTTTAACAAGCGTAATACCTGTTCACGATCAGCAAAGTCTATGTCAATATCACTTTTAAATTTCATAAGCCTGCTTCCTTAAGGATGGTCTTAACCCATTCTGTGTCCGCTACATAATCTTGAAACTTACGTTGCCAGTATTCTGGATCAATCCAAGGAAGTATTATTCCAATCTGTTCTTCATTTAATCCATCAAGGAAATCAACACCGCTGGCACAGTTATAGACAATCCAAGGACTAACCCTGCCATTAGCGATATGATGGCAAATGCGATTAGCATTACCAAACCTAAAGTAATCACTAAATCCGTTTTTAAACTCTCCCAATTCATCTGCATAATCCTGCATCTCCTTCAGAGCACGTTCAAGCGCATCTTGAACTGCTTCTTTACGCATATATTGTTTTAAATATTCTAGATAGATCTTCTCATGACACCAATGATCAAGTTTTTTGTTTTCTTTGATCACATAGTCTATAAACATACGTGGATTAACAGCACGGATACCTACCATATGGCGACCAAATTTGACGAATGCACGGTAATAAGGACTGGCTACAAAGTCCACATATGACTTCATCTTGGCTGACCCCTGTGTGAGCTCATAAAAACGTAGATATGCTTGTAGACCAAACTGCACTCCAGTTTCTTTTTCCTGCTGCCAGCGACGTTTTTCTTCGCAGAGATGCGCCGCAAGAGTTGATTCCTTGCGGAATTCTTTGGCGCAATATTTACATTTATAGCTCGGCTTTAATTGATTTGTCATCAAATCCGAGGTCTCTTGCCATGTCTGCAATATCTCGTTTATCATTGATTTTCGCTAGTAGTTCTATTTCGTCTGATTTCATCGTAGGATATATCTTGGCCAAGAATTTTTGACTTTTGTTATCTCCCTCTTTCTTTTTTGCTTTCAACCAATAGTGGAACTGATTACCCATCTGTGGACTTACTGTAGTACATGTTAACCATTGTAACTTGGTATGGCGATTGATGTCAAAAAAGTGTTTGTTCACTCGTTCATTGGTGGCCATTAGATAATAGGCCTGCATATCACCACTGCCTGATACATTAGCACCGTATTTCAACATTAGATAAGTTGAAAAGCTCTTGCTCTGCTCATCAGTAAACTTGTCATAGTAAGCACGATCTTTGCGATCGAATGCAGCCATCTCGTTACCGATGTATAATGGATCTGGATTATTCATGCTTTATTATAACACCTATTTCGATATTCTTCAAGCTCAGGAATATAGTCTTTTAATCGAATGTTTCTCGATTGATCTAATTTATCATTAAATTCAAAAAATTCTTTAAGAATTTGCGTGTTAATTTTTGGATTTTCGTAATATGAGATCAATCCATCAATAAAACTTTTTAACAATTGGTCGTTTTTGTAATAATTTAATTTGGTTATTTTGACTAATCTATCTTTTAATGTGTGATCAAAATAATTCAAAGGATTTAGTAAATCATCTTTAAATTCTGCTAAACTGCAATGAACTAATGTATTAGGAAATTCTTCATCTAAAAATTTCAATAATTGATCTAATCTACTTATAGTATAAATCGATACAACAACATTAAACGCAACTTTATGTTTATGTTCTGTCAGATAATGTGTATTTTCTATGATAGTATCCCATTCGCTAGGCCATCTGACATAATGATTTATTTTTTCAAATCCGTCAATGCTTACAATAAAGTGTAAATTAGTAAAATGTTTGAACAATTCTTTTAACTTGTCACTGAATTTTACAGCATTGGTATTGATTAGAAATTCAAAATCTACATTATTTTCATCGATACATTTTTGTAAGAATGTATATACGTCTGGCATTGCTGTTGGTTCACCACCTGCTAGATATAATTTTTTTAAGTTATCAAATTTAACAAAATTAAAATTAGTGTGCGTAAACTTTTGATCTGCGTCGTGCAAACCAATTTTAATGTATTCTTTTTCTATTAGATTACTATTTCCAGGGTTACAGGATCTACATTGTAGATTACAGATGTTGCTAGGTCTTACTTCATAATAACTAGGAGTTTGTATATTGATTAAGTCATCTAATGATTTAAGATTTAACCTATTGGCCCACTCAATTGTTTCTTGTTGCCTGGCGCTGAGCATACCTTTATTTTCGTAATTATAACAACTTTGACAATGCTCTGGTATTAATTCACCAGACAACATTTTATTTCTTATTTTTAAATAATGTATATCTGAATTATAATTTTCTAACTTGTCTATGGTCGTGATTGGTTTAGACGATCTACAACAAACAGTTGTAGAACCATTTTGTACTAACAATTCAATGAAGGGGAATATACAAAAACTTTTATTAGTCTGAACTAATGATTCAAAGAATGCGATGTCTTTAGCTTCTTCAGTATTTTGATAAACTACAGGGATAGAAGAATTTTTTGCTACTTGTATTGTAGTATAAAATGCATCAGGATGTGACCAAGTCTCTTTGGGTTGATTTAAAATTATCAGAGTATCAAAATTATCAATCAAATCTAATAATTTACCAAATTCTAAATCATAAACACTTGAATGATAATATCCTGTCGCGATCGGTAAATGTTCAATAATTAATCCATGGCAGACTGTATTATCTACTTTGGCTAATTCTCGCGTTTGTATATCAGTATCTCTGGTATTGTTGCCAAGACACAATATTTTTTTACTAAAACTCAATTATCTACCTTTACGTAGATAGTTTAAGATCTGTGCCACGCTCTGTTGTAAGTCAGCGTATTTGTTTTTAAGTGTTTCTAATTCTTCTGATTGCCTACGCACACGATCTTCTAACTGTGTGAATGCAGCCTGGCCTTCACGTATGGTCTTGTCATGTGACAACAGATTTGGGCGCGGTGGCGCATTTGGATCAACCTCACGTTTCTTTTTCTGTTTGAACATTTTTGGATTAAACATCTTTATATTCCTCTGAGAGCTTATATATAATTATACATTCTTCCACCGCATGTTGTAAAGCCTTATTTCTATTACGGTGTTTATAAATGTCAGTCCACATGCGTTGTTCTACTAATTCTCGAGCTTGCCAGCTTTGCCCTATCATTATGCGTTCTGTAGTTCCTTCTAATCGAGCATAGGTAGTTAGCCCACCGTCTGGGCTTTCATATATGTATGTGCCACCTGGTATCAAATTACCCATTACCAATGCCTGATAATACCTGCAATAATGAAGAGATTAGTTACGATATATAGAGCCACTATCGCTGTTCTTAATAGTGCAACTATGTCTGCTTCTTTATCTGTAATTCCCTCTTTTTGGCCTAGAGCTTTGGCCCAGAGTCTCCACATGCTCAATCCTTTCTTTACCATATTTTTCCGTAATCCACTACTTCGCTTTGTCTGCTTATGTCCTTGACAAAGTAAGCACATAAGGGATGTTCACCATCTGTTATAGGTACTGCCAGCATCTGTCCAGGGCGTAGTTTTGGAAAATACCATTTGACATCTTGATAGATATCCACGATCTCAATTGGGTGGAACTCTGGTTTGAAGCTGTCCAAGGGATTGAAACAGAATACACTGAATCCACGATCGTTAATACTTGTTAATGGTATGACTTCCAAGTCACCAAAGTCTGGTTCACCTATGAGTATCTGCCAATCCACAGGCATCTTAACCAAGTGACTGCCGATACGCAATACCAATGCGGGACTGTTAAACGATTCTAAGAAGATCAGAGGTATAAAGAAATAGTCTGGATTTTTCGGATCGCTGTTGTCTAATATAGCGAAACGCAGATCCTCAACTTCATCTGGAATCTCATTCATCTCATAAGCGGTGTTTTCTAATGTTAGTATATACATAAATTATTGCCAATCGGTCTTTTCAACGACGAATGGGTAGTTAGCCTCCTTGTAAAATTGCTTTCTTTTAGTTAAGTGCCGTTTGGCAAACTTGCAGGTACTTGTTATATCCCAGATCTGGACGAAATCTTTGTCTTCAGCTTTACGAATACCTCGACCAATTGACTGGATAACTCGAACAAAGCTCTTACCAGGCTCAATGAGCACAAGATTAAAAATACGAGGAATATTGATGCCAACAGCGGCAACACCGTAAGTGGCAACAATAACTTTGTCGTCCATTTCTGCAACTTCGTCATATTGTTCTTTTCTATCATCTGCTTTAGTACCTCCTGATACAAATACTGAATCCTTTATGCGTTCTACCAAGGCTTTTCCTGGTGCTAGACGATCAACTAACACTAAAGTATTACCTGTCTTGCGGATCGACTCTACTAGCTTGGCTATATAATCCAATCGGCCTTCTGTTTCTAACAGATATCTCAACTCACTTTGATAATCCTTATATTCTACATGATCAACTAGTTGTAGGACGTTTACATGACAATTAGCTAATACTCCTTGCTCTTGTAATTCACTGGCACTTAAACGGCCAATAACGTCTCCTATTGAGCACTTTAGGCTGATAAATTCGTAATCTTCTTTAGGAATCGTGCCGGTTAATCCCCACCTGATAGGTATATGTGCCATTACACCAGTAAGTAGAGTTTTAAGCGCATCTGCTTTGGCCATGTGTACTTCGTCAACCATAACACAGACAACGTCTTGTAAGAATTCACCAATAGTGACATCTACTTCATGATTGCGTGATCCTTTGAGCAAGATATTTAGGCTCTGCCAAGTGCAGATAGTATGTGTGCGTCCAAATTCTTTACGGTCACCAAAGTAGACCCCAACATCTAATCCCATGTTGATATAGTCAGCTTCTGTTTGTGTGACCAGACTCTTGTTTGGAACGATGACGATAGTGCGTCCATGTGGTTCACAGCTATAACTTAATGCGGCTGTGATTAGGGTTTTACCTGCACCTGTAGCTACTTCTTGTAGGCATTGTGGATTAGCTAGGAACTTGTTGATGATCTCAACTTGATAATCTCTGAGCATGATCGGCTGTCCTGCCATTGGGTGCTTGGCTGGCCAAGTGATGTGACTGAATGTATTTTCATCTACTTGATTAAACTCATATTGAGTTTTATAATCTCTGATATCTTCTACTTCTAAATTATATCCCTGCTTGTCTAGGTAAGCAATAATCTCTGGCAGTAGGTTGATATAAGTGCTACCACCTAGTTGGAAGAAAGCCACTTTACCATCCCACCGCCCTAGACGTACCGCAGGTAGATAACGAGCTCCCGGAATCTCATATTTGAACTTATTTGATAGTTCCTTACGTTCATGTAAGTCTAGTCCCTCTATCTTTACATTCACTTCATCTTTAATTAATAATTTTGCTGTGGCCATATAGTTTATTATAATGTCTTTATTTTAAATTTCCAAATTTTTCTAAACTTATTCTTTTTCCGAAGCATTCAAATCTTCATACCATCGCAACAGGTTGATTAATTGTTCTGTATCGTGTGCCACCTGCGAACGTTTTTCCTCAGACTCTACGTGTGGTAAAGTAAGCTCACAAAGTTGTTCTAAAGAATATTCATCGACTCCGCTAGTGATGATATGGTCTACGAAATTTATTCTTGTGGCTGTTCTGTCAATCATGACATTTACTACTTTATCGATTTCCTCATGATATGTTGAAAATATCAGATGTAGTCTTGGTAATTTTCCAAAGTTCCAAGCAGTATGATTTGATGTAGTGATCAAATGATATAATTTGCCATATTCCATATGATATATTTTATGTCCTTGCACAAAATAAGCCAGTGTATTTGTAAATATAGGAATATGTATCCGCATTGGATCTACATCAGCATGCATAGGATATCCGCCAGTGGGTTTCAGCCAAGACAGTCTGATCCTGGTGATTTTTAATCCCGTTAATTTTTCGATCTCTTTGGTCAATTCAGCCACGTAACTATTTTCCAGATCGGGATGCCAACGGTCATAGGTCAAGGCGTGTTTTTTATTTTTTGGTGCTACGATACTCGCTGGATGATAGGTAAAATCATTTACGGCATTACTTTCTAGCATTTCATAATCAGTAGTCCAATTAGTTTCTCCTTTTGGTAACCGTAATGATACGACACTGAACCCGAATTGATTACGAACAATAAATTCAAATATTTCTTTTCTTAATCGCTCTATGTCAATAGCGAAATCTAGTAATTGGATAGCACTTGTAATTTGATAATTGCAATATTTCTGATGCGCTTTTAAGAAATCTATTTTTTCCATTAGATATTTTTCCTAAGTTTTATATCAGCAAATACATATTTGTATTGCGGATTTATGTAATCTACGTTTGAATCAGCTGTAAGAATATTTAATATTGGACTGTTTGGCATGCGCAGAGTTTTAGATTGAATGTTTTGATTAATCCTAGCCTGCAGATCTATGCTCTCGTTTTCAGTTGTTAATGTGACTATCGACCCTTCAAAAATTCCTAATTCTTTAGCATCATCAATATTAATTTCTACATATGGCGGATCATTTGATCTGACTAATCCATTAAAAGTTTCTTTTTGGCGATATCCGCACATGAGCCTAAATAGAAATTTGTCAGAATGTATTCTCGATTGATTCAATTTCAGCAGTGTTTTGGTATAACCCGGAGTCAAATTTATTTTTTTATCAGTGCGTAGTATCTGAGTATCAATATTTTTTAGTACATGAACTATACTAGTCGAAGCTAATTGATCTATTTGTTCGTGAGTATAGTCGATTAAATTTGACACTGTCGTGTTTGGAGAATATCTTATATTAAATAAAAAGACATACCACCAGGCCATCGCGATGATTGGATCAGCATATTTGGTACCTAGTGTTTTGCGTAGTATATATAAATTATTTCTAATTTGTCCTGCCTTAGTTTTTTCATACAAATCTAGTAAAAACTTATTAGAATCCTTCAAATACTCCTCATAGCGGTTATTATCTTGACTGTTATCAATTATACCCAATCTAATTAATAGTTCTTCATATATTTCTCTACTGTGTTTGGCAAAAGATGGTTTAGCAAGAATAGGCCGACTAAGTTGTACATGTCCATAGTTAAAATTGTCATTGCCAACTAATTCATAGTTTTCAAAAAATGTCGTGATAGGAAGAACATAATCTGCTAATCTAGTAGTTTCTGTATGAAAACTATCTAATGCCACGACTAAATCTATTTTAGCCAACTGTTTTTTAAAAGTGTTTCTGTTAGGTACTCTAACTGCTGGATTAGTTGAATCAATTATTACTGCATTAAATTTATTTTGATCATCAATATATAGATTTTCTGACAATATAGAAAAACTAGTTACTCCACGCAGTTGCATTTGATTAGTTAGTGGACTTTTAGTTTGTGTAAAATGGTCAGTATCCGGTAAAAACCCAAATATAGGAATCATTCCACCTTGTTTCTGGTAATTACCTGTTATGTGGATCAATAAATTAAGTAAATAAAATACACTATATGGATATACGCTATGATCTATCCCATTCCCAGAATCAACTGCTAATCCATCACTGTTAACAATGATCGAAATCAATTGATCGATTACTGATCGATCAATTCCACAAATCATAAGATAATTGTCAATATCTAATTTAGAAAAATGATCTT